AACCAGAGGCGACCTTCTCGGTTATAACGCATATACTATGACTTTCGGTTGCGGTAATCGCCGAAATCTTGGAACAGGCGAATTTTCCACCAACGCAAAACACCCAGAATTATTTGACCTCTGTATCAAATATGGAAATTTAATTTGTCCCAAAGGTTTCCAGTATCAAGCAATTACTATCAATAAAAATATGAAAGCGAAAAAACACAAGGACGGAAGTAATAATGGAATGTCGGTTATAAACGGGTTGGGCGATTTTACTGGCGGAGGACTTTTTGTTTATCCCAACTCCAAGACAAAAACACCAGAGTTATACGACCTCAAAAATCACATTCTCATTTTTAATGGAGCAAAACTCGCCCACAGAACCGACGCATATAAAGGAACAAGATATACACTCATATTTTATTCACAGAAAAGCGAATGTGTAATCAAAGGAAAGACGCTTGAAGGTAGTGGGTTCTTTGACGACGAGGATTGGACGAGTATAACCGCTCCGCAGAAGGAAAAAGACTATATCAGCGATATAATGGAAGGTGGAGCATTATACGCAAAGGATAAATACGCCACAGGGGAAAAACAACTTACCCCAACAGAGAAAAAAGAAGTAAAGCGTGAGATGGGTGAAGGAAACCCAGCAATCGCAGAAATCGCAAACGAACCTATGGGGGACGACGATATACGCAAGTATTTCCCAAACGCAAAAATACTAAAATATAGTGAATTAAAGAAATATAATGATATTACCCAATTGCTCCCACGACCCAAAACATTCTTCTTCCTTCTCTATGAACGCACCTTAAATGTAGGACACTGGGTATTAGTATCAAGATATAAAGACAACGGGATAGACACTATTGAATTTTTCTGCTCGTATGGTAGTAAAATAGACGCACCCCTCACTTGGACTCCAATAGGTATGCGAGTCCAACTCGGTCAAGATAAACCCTATTTGAGTATGCTTCTGGATAAGTCCTCGTTTAGAGTAATATATAACCCCGTTCAATTCCAGCAAAAAAAATCATCTATTTCCACCTGCGGTGCGTATGATACACTACGAGCGAGTGAATTACAGAAACACAATACGACTCTGGAAGAGTTTATAGAAATGCTTGAAGAAGTCAAAAAGGGAACAGGATTAAATTACGACGAGATAGTATCCAATTTAGTCCATATGCGTTAATTTATTTTCTCATATAATACTATAAAATGCCCCGTCCTCGTCCTCCTTTGAAACCCGTTCTGGATTTAGCAAAAAAAGTCGTTCCTGTCCTTTGCCCTAATCCTAATGTATCTATTACAGCACTACCTCCAAAAATTACTTTTGGTTGTCGCTGAATACCTATTTCCTGAGGTATAAAATAAAAATACTTACCTGTATATATTTTTATTTTATTTAGTTCTTTTTCGCTTTCGCTTTCCTGAACTTATCATAACATTTACCACATATATCCCATATTTCCCAAGCGTGTAATTTTTCACCCTCCTTTTTACACGCTTCACATTTTCCACACGACATACGCTTACGCTCCTCTTCCTCCCATTTTCTCAACTCCTCATAGTATTCTCTGTCTGCTTTCAACTCTTCTGGGGTCATTTTCACTTATTATAATTATATTAAGTGTATTGCCTTTAAGTCCTTTTTTTGAATATATATATAATAAGTAAAATAAAATGACTTAAAGAAAAAATATTTTAGATATAACGGGGATATTCGGCAACGGGTAGATATACAAGGATTATACGGGGTTCAAAATAAAAAAAAGTAGTTGGAGCAACTTTTTTTTATTTAAGTCCATTTAAGAAACTATATTCCACGCTACTTACAGAAAAGTCCTGATTTTGTGGAGTTTTCTGTATTTGACCCAATCGTCAAAGGTCATTCCAGTATCAGCAGGTTCGCCTGTTTCTGGGTCATATTCAACATAATCCCCTCTCACTACACAAAAGGGGTTGGGAGTTGTTTTCCACCCTCTTATTGTATCAGGGTAGTATTCAACCAGTCTTTCCCAGTTCAATTCCTTAATCTTCCACAGGATATAACGCTCATTAAGCGTCAAGGTTTTTCGCCTACCTTTGTCCTCCCATTTATTAAACACATTCTCATAGACATCTGTGAGGGTTCTATCAGTATAGCGACCCATTCTCCTCGCCCAGACCTCGTCTATATTGGCGGAATATCTTGCTTGTTGTCTTGCTTGTTCGGCGACCCAAACTGCTTGGATATGTGCCTGTTCTGCTTGTGTGGTTCTTGCTTCCATTTCACTTATTATATTTGTATTAAGTGGAATGCCTTTAAGTCCCTTTTCGTGAATATATATATAATAAGAAACAACTTAAAAAATATTCCATACCCAACGGGTCAGGGGACGGGGGGGTCGTTTTTAGGGGGGCAAAATAATTCAGGGGGGGAGAAAAACCCAAATAAACCTAAAACTATTTACTTATTATCAACTTATAGGACTTTTGACTTTTTGCCCCACTAAAACCACTTTTGCCCCCCTAAATTCCACCATACTAAATAAAAATGAAATATTCATAAAAAAATAATATTTATATAGAATATAAGATGAATACCTTTCTACTTTTGTCGGCGATTATGTTTGTTTCCTTTACACAAGGAATACCTATGACGGAAGCAAAACTATTGAAATCAGTTGCTCCACCCACAACACCCGTTCTCAAACCCGTTCCAGTTAGTAGTAAAAAAGTGGAAACCTTTATAGACGATATAGGTAAATCCCTGACTTTGGAACACGAAAACGCCCTGAAATTGGTGAAAGGTCAGCAGACGATTTCACTAACCAAGAAGCGAAAGTTTGACCTATTGAATAGTGAGTTTCAGGAGTTAAGTAGGCGACTCACCAATATCACCGAGACATACACAGAGTATAAGAAGGAGCGTAATAGTGCTTTAACCGACTATAACTCATTTATGGCGGACTTCAAGAGAGTTCAAGACCTTATAGACAAAAACAAAATAGACTATGAAAATGAAATGAAATTTTTGAGCGAGATTAAGGCATATATCAAAAAAGTCAAGAGTTCCAATTGTGTAAAATAATATATGGATATTATATAAATGTTTTACTACATCCCTGCGTGGTTAAAATGGTGGAATGAAACACGGGAAGAACCCGTTAAACCCAAAGAGACAGAATTACTCCCAGACCCAAGTGCGGAGGAATAGTTATTTTATTTAATATATATATATTACATAAAAAAGGATATAAAGAAATCTCACTTATTACATATATAATAAGTAAAATGTGTGCTTTGGCGAACCTGAACGAAGTGTTGTTTAACAACAACGATAAAATCCCAGAAGGATTGTATTTGGAATTAATGAACCTTACAAAAGATATATTCCACGAACAATGTGATAAGCAAATCATTAGAGTAAGAGAAACAACAATTAGATATACTGACCCCAAAATATACCATTTGAGGAACATTCAACCTATTATTCCTACCGAAAGGATTAGACCGAGATATGTAGTATTAATTGATTCAAGATTATTTAGAATAGGACACAATTATTTTGAAGGTGATTGTATTGAACTGATTGCGTATGGTAAGGATAAAATATTCTTGGAAATCAAAAAGATTAACAAATGCTCTATTGTTTGTGTAAAACATATTTTTAAGTGGGATATGGAAATTAGTAAATATAGATTGGAAAATTGGGTAGGAAAAATAGTATGTGGGACGAAATATGAATTGAATGATATTGGTGTAATGTTTGAAGATTTGCGTGGAAAAAAAATTGAATTCTACGATTTTCCAAGTAATAAGATAGAAGGAAACTATATTGAATGTATGGAAAATGAAGTAGATTATGTCCCACCTACCAATTGATTTTTAAGGCGAGGTTATTAGGTGATTTGGGATTATTTCTCCAATCACCTTTTATTTTTGAATGTGATTTTTGAAAAACGCTACGCTTTTGGTCTGCGTATCCTTTTTCCACCAATCCTCTATCTTCTAAAATACCCCAAATTATAAAATCCCCATAACCCGTTCTACCAAAATTAACGCCGTCATAATTTAATTTATACTCTGGGTTTTTACTTATGGTAAGAAGTGTGGGATTGTATCCAGCATTTTTCGCTCGTTGTCTGGCGATTTTTAGATATGTATTTACTGGGATTTTTAATTCCTTCAATTGACGATTAAACATTTTATATATAATATATATATAGATAAAATGCTTACAGAAATATCTTACAATACTGACTTGGAAGTCCTTTTAAAAGAACAAGCAGAACAAGCAGAAAGTTATTCAATTCTTCACAATCTTTCTCACGAGAAATACCAGTTTAGGAGTAATATTATCAATATACCTGTAATAATACTATCGTCGGTGATTGGATTACTTACAGGTATGAATATACAAAATGACGATATGTTTATCATTCTTTCTACTGGGTCTATCTTTGTGTCTGTTATTAAATCTATTGATTCCTATTTCCAACTCCAAAAGAGGGCAGAAGGGCATAGACTATGTGGTCTTACTTTCTCACAGATTTCTAAAAAAATCCAAATTGAACTATCACTCGCAAGAGACCAACGGCAAAATCCAAAAGATATGCTCGGGTTGATAAAAACTGACCTGAAAAATCTATTTGATATTTCGCCTATTATTGACCCTGATATTGTGGATAAATACAATTCACTCTATAAGAATGAAACAGAGGTAAGCAAACCACCTATTACAAATGGACTGACGAAAGTGAAAATCAACAACCCCGTTTCAGGGGGTCAAGAAGAAATTAGTGGAGCAAAATTGAAAGAAACTGCTATTAAAGATGTAATGAAGGGAGGTAATGGGGAGTTTTACATTTTAGACCCCCTAAAAAATCCTGCCCCACTAAAAGAGGCAAGTATTAATATTGACGATACATATGTAGAAATGTAATTATTCGTCTTCACCAACAAACCACAACTGCCTTTCAGTCATAGCGATTTGGGGATAATTTTTGAAAATACACGCCCAACGAGATTTCATACCTTTTATTAAGGCAATATCCTCTTTCGTCAAACCGACATAATCAGTTAGAAGATAATTAATACCCCTTACGCTTCCAGAGTGGGGAAAATACACGATTGCGTGTGCTTCATTTAAAATGCGTCTTGTTTCATTTTTAGCAGTCGGTAAATGATTTGTATTTATACAACTTGTCTTCGTATGTCGTCCTGTCTCCAAAATAGAGTTCAGGATTTTATAAACTGCTTCACGCAATTTTTTATCACCAATAACATCTATATCGTCAAAAATGACGAGTGAGTTTTTAAAATCGTCAATACCCAACGGGTCGTCAAGTAAATTTTTATCAACTTTGATACGCTTTATTCCAAGTTTATCAAGGGTTTCATCTTCTTTCAAAGCAGAAAAGACATATATTTCATTATTTTTATAAGTTTTTTTATACTCTTTAATGTATCCTGCTGTAAAAGTTGTTTTACCTGAACCAGATGCCCCTGTTATGTAGAGAATGTCTCGCTCTTTGGTATAGTCTGGGACTATCATAAACTTACTATCGTCTGGTAGGCGTATTACTGGGAATGTGTTTCTATTAACCTCCCCTTTGGGTGCGACACTTATTATCGTGCCGTTCATTTTGCCGTCTATCACCTTACAGAGAGGGCGACCTTCCTTGACTAAATTAAACTCGTTCATATTATATAATGTATATAATATAAATGTAGATTTTTTTTATAGTAAAACTGATTTATGTGATTTTAACCATTCCTTCGTTTGTGCGGTGATTAATTTATCAAGGTCTTTGATTGCTTTATCAATCTGCTTTTCAGTTGTTAATGGTGTATCTAAATCGTTAGAAATATCTTGTAGATTAACAGCAACTTTTTTGCCTATATCACCTCCACTTACTCCACCTTCAAGGATTAATTTGATTGCTTTGAGGTTGCTACTGATTGAGTATGTGAGACCTGTTTTTGAATTGAAAAGGTCGGTAAGTTCAACCATCTTCTCTTTCTTTCCCTCTAACCGATAAATTGAGAACGCCCGTTTAAGTGATTTGTAAATATTTCCCTCCTTTCTGTAAAAATCATAATCCGCCTTAATGGTTCTAATTAAATCTTCGTTGGGTGGTAAATCGCTAAATGAATAAATAATTGAAAGTTCAGTAAGTTTCTGTGTCTGCCTGATAAAGACTACAAAATCAAACTTTAAATAATCTAAATCCTTAACTGCTTTCACAAATTTCCCACAATCAATATCAGGTTCATAAAATTTCTCCTTTGACCCATCTTTGTTCTGGATTTTAAATTCTACAAACCATATATCCTGTAATGTTTTAAGATTGGAGAGGATTTTGTTAATTTCTTTACAGGATTTTTCAGGCGTAATATCTCTATTATTCACAGGACTTAATAAATCATAATCGCTAAAATATCGCTGTGCTTTGAATGAACTTGTGCCGAGTTGGACGATTGGTGAATTATTAAACTTCAAAGCATTAGTCCAAGTGCGAATGTCTTGGTCTATACCTTCTTTTGTCTCTGTAATATCCATATTATAATAATATATATAATATAGATAAAATTAATTTCATTATTTAATTCTTATACTTTACACTCTTCATCTTACCAGTTGCGACCTTATAGTTTTCATTATTCTTCCTGATTGAGTCAGCAATTTCGTCCATATCAACGGGTTTCTCCTGTTCGGCGTAGTGCGTTCCTTCCTCTGGTAATATCTCGTTGTAATAATCTTCGTCCGCTTCATCTTCAAATGAGGCGTTATAAGGCAAGAATGGTCTGGGTGTATCTGGGGGCATTCTTGGAGGAGCGAATGGATTAGGCATTCCGCCGAGCATTCTTTTAAATGGTGTATCCTCTTCATTTGCGACTTCACCATATCCAGAATATCTCCATTCACGATTATCCATTCCGCCACGCATAGAACCCCAAGTATCGCAACCACCGCTCATTACAATACCCTTTTTGAACGCTTCTGCTTTGGGGTCAAACTCGTCAAGAATAGACATTTTACTCGCTCTTTGTTGAATTCCTTGCTTATTTTCATATTTACCCTTACCCCACATATTCGGTTCGCTTTCTCGCTCATTACGCATTTTATTAATCATAAATCTAATCTTTGGTTCTTGTCCTTTCAATTGAGGCATAAGTTCCATAATCGTATCTTTATCCTGTTCCCTCGCCTGTCGCCTCGCCATACTTTCAAAATCCAGAATAGCATTTCTAACAAGGTCATTATTGCGTTCTCTACCCAACCCGTATAAGGTGCGTTCGTCGTTGTTTTGTTGATAGTCAGGTCGGTTGTCGTCTTGTGCTTTAATATCTCTGTATTGTATTCTAACATCTCGCATACCATTAATAACTGCTTGTATGAAGTCTTTTCTGTCTTGTTCTACTGGAATTAATCGTTCAAGAATAGTAGTTGTTGCTTGTGCCTCATTTTGTAATACTTCTTCTACATCTGCGGGTGTTTTCGCCCTCAAAATCCTACCTTTCGCATCTTCAAGTCTTTTAATAATGACGAGAGTATCACGAACGACTGCTCTTAAATCATAACCTTCTTGTTGAGTAAGTTGTAGTGCTTGAACCAGAGTGTCTGCGTTCATAGCATTCCAAACATTAGCAGTATCGGTCAAATCCTTTGCCTGTCCGTATTCTGCCTCTGCGATACTTCTTAATGTTGCCCCTGCTGGTTGAGGTGCTGGGGGTGCTGGTTGCGGTTGTTGCTGTGGTGAAGGTGGTGCTGGTGGTTGTGCTGGTGGTGCTGGTGCTGGTTGTCCTTGTTGTGCTTGTGCTTGTTGGTATGCTAATGTTGCTATTTGAATATTAGCAGGACTTCCTTGCGTTTGAACGCCTAAATTATTTGCTCGGCGTATATCAGCAATCTTCGCCTTTATGTTTCTCGCCAAAGTTGCGTATTGTTGCGGTGTTAGTGGTTGAAAATCTTGTTGTGCTTGTTGGACTATATCTGCTACATCTTGGGACGACTTTAAAAACAAAAATCTACCTTCTTGTGCCTGTTTTGCTTCAACGAGGCGTGTAATTGCGTTGTCGTCAGTAGGGTCTAATGCTGGGACTTGTGCTTGTGGTGGTTGAGGTTGTCCTCCTGGTTGTCCTCCTGGTTGTGGTTGTGGTTGTGGTGGGGCAGGAATAGGGACAGGAATAATGACTGGGGCAGGAGCGAGGGGATTTCTTGAAAAAATTGTTCTTACATTATTATCTTTAATGTATTTACTCACGTCGTCCTTCACAATTGGGCGAAAAATCATATTGTTAATATAATCCGCCATAGTGTTAAACAACGAGTAGCAACCGATACTCTGTTCTCGTGCCGTATCATAAATCTTTCGCTCTCCCTTATCTTCTGTCGGTTGCCCCACATTTGTAGGCGGAGGTAGTTGTTCAAAAAACGCTGGATATAGAGCAGAAGTATCCAATAGAAGTTGGACTAACGGGTTGAATGCTGAATTAAATATTTGTGATTTAAATGAGTCGTCGCTGATAATATCTTGTGCGTAAGTTTTAATATACAACATTAACTCGTTGTATGTAGAAAGAATATCCGCCTTTTTGAAAAAATCTGTTGCGGTCTGTGCTTCCTTTGTCGTTCCCCTTAATCTTTGAATACTTACACCAGAGGCGAAAAAGTTTGTTAATGCTTTCTCTAAATCGCCTTTCACACCTAACAATTGAGTAAGTTTAATCACATACACATTAATTTTAAATCCAACACCAATATCCTTGCCTGTATTCGGCATAGCAGATTGATTATATAGATTCGCCTGTTTCAGTTCATTATCATAAACAATCTTGTTATACTTGCGGTCTTCATTATTTAACCTTGCTCGTTCTGTTGCGTGATTGACCTTATCAACAGACACAGGGTCTTTGACTTTGGGCGTTCTCCCATTCAGTAATGCTTGTAGTCTATCCATTATATAATATTAATTAGAAAATAATTTTTAATTAATATTTTTATTTTTTTCCTAAATTAACCCCTATATGTTGATTTTGCTTGTTTCAACGCCTCCCCGTATTTAATCCCGTGTGTTTTAGCGTATGCCTTGACGTGTTCTATCCATTTGCTCGTTTTCTTTCCACCAGATACACCAGCACCACCAGAAGCACCATTACCAATTTTCCTATCTACTTCTGGATTGACTTTCGCCATTAGACCGACCAATTTATTACTATCTTCCATATCAGCGGTCGGTTCAAGTCCTCTACCTTTCAAGTGAGCGATTTTCATAGCAAGGCGTTCATTCATCTTATCCTGCTTTGTCTGTCTCTTTTTACCACCAGAAGCACCAGCACC